ATATTCCCATCTGGCGTTGTGTGACATTTATATCACAGTCAAGCATTTCTTCCATGCATCTCTTGCATACCTGCTATGTCCCATTGAGACAGGCCTTCAAACCGTCAGAAATGGCTCATGACGGCTTTTCCATGCTTTCGGCCATCCACCTAGCCTAGATGTGACGAACGGGCTTCCTAGGAATATCGTTTGTTTTCAATGAGTTAGCTCATCTAAACATTAAAGACTGTTCGTTATATCGAACGCATACGTATTCATACGGATATTGACCAAATTCTATATGTGAAATGTTTTTCATTTAGGGGTATGTTCCTATCACAGGCATATCGTCCTATTCCAATTCACATCTTTCTTCTGTTGAAATATTATTTCTACATCTCCCTCGCGTGCGCGCATGCGTGCCCATGCGTGCGTTATGCGTGCGCCTTGCGCGCGGCTTTGCCGCTAGTCGCGATACGCACATGTCATGCGCCAAACGCATATCAGGTATGCGCTTTTTGGGCTATCTCATGGTGCGGGGGGCTGTATGGTGTGTGTGTCGCTGTCATGCAGCACGGAGGAAGAGATGGCCAAGGGTCCGGAACGCGCGGCTTACGCTGCGCAATCGTGGCGAGCTCCTACGATGGCTCGCCTAGGTCACCGCATGGATAGCCGCAAGGCTGTTTATGATGTGCGCGGGGTCGTGACGATCAAGCGTCAAGGTGTGGATGTCAAAATCGCAAACTCTGATTTGCGTGAGCATCGCACACCGCAACGCGAGATTGAAATTATCTTGCGCAAGTTGCGCGAGTTGCCTGAACACGCAACAATGTTGCGCGAACAGTATCACGCGCGATTGAAAGTGTTAGGGGCGTTGGTCTATTGACGCAAGGCAGGCGCGGGGTAACATCCGCGCTTGCCAAGCCTTTCTCCGTGTGCTAGAGCACTAGCACGACACGCCTGCCCGCGCCATGCGCCTTCGTCCGTGTGACCTGTTGTTGAACATGCGAACACTAGTGCGCCTAAAGCGGGTGCTCTAGTGGTTCAGCATGCTAGGCAACGCTAGGGTCACGGGCCAACGGAGGGAAATGCATGGGCTATCGCGGGCGGTGTAGTGAGAGCCATCGCCCGCGTTCTCTCTCCCTTAGCAGTAGCTTACACTCAAGCGTTGCTTGTGCGCTTGAGCGTGCGCTTCTGCACGATAACGAGGGACTAGAGATGACTGATATCGTCACGGCTGCAAAGCCGTTCGTCCGTTCGGGTAACGTCCTGAACAGGGCCATCGAAGCGTTCGCTCGGAAGCACGGCGACTATGTGCGTCATGCTGAGGGGCTGGCATGGGAAGTGCTGAGCCATGCCGCGCTGCATGGCGATCCTTCGCTTCTGAACAAGTTTTTCAACGTCCTCGATGGGACGTGGGGAACAGCGTTCGGCACGTGGGTCGGAAAGGTGCTCGCCACCTATGGCAACAAGAACGCCGACACCGACAAGCCGGTTCGGTGGCTCACCTTCAAGGACGGCATGTTCGCCGTCAAGGCCGGGCTTGAGCCTGACCGTCACGATTGGCTGCGTCGTGCCATTGACGACGCAAACCGCGTCGGGTTCCTGTCCGTTCCGAAGGACACGAACAAGATCGCGGCGGCTTTCGACGACGCGAAGGTCGTCGAGAACCTGAAGGCCCTCGCCAAGAAGGCGGGGAAGGACGGGAGCGAGGTGTCGTCCGATCTCGCTCGCATCCTGAGTGAGACTGTCGCCAAGGCCGAACGCATCGCTGCGCGTCGGCTTCTCGCGACGGCTGAGTGAGGCAATCCAAGCGCAAGCTCAGGGCCGGTAACCTTTGGGCTTGCGTTTGCGTGGCTTCACTCGAAAGGAAACTACTAATGTGCGATGTGACGTGTGCTTCTATCGTCGTAGGACCATTCCTCATGGGAGTGGCCGTGATGGGCTTGGCCTTCCTTGCGATGGCCATCGTTGAAAACCTGATGGGAGAGTGACCATGTATGCAATGATGACGAAGGCGGCTTTTGTCAAGGCTGCGAAGGCATGGGCCAAGGCTCACAAGCTCGATGTGTCTTTTCAGGAGAGTGAGAAGGGCGAGCGTTGGCCCTTCCTCACAGCCACGTTCAAGCGGGGAAAGCGTTACATCATGATGGATCGTTACAACATCCGCATGGGCGGTGCGTATGCGCCATCGTGGTCCTACACCGAGTGATGAGTGAGCGCCACCTTCGGGTGGCGTTTTCTTTTGCGCGCGTTCCTATCATCGGCGAGCGGCTGCTAGCTTGGAGACTCACGATGGGCCTTGACATTGAGATGTTCAGGATGCGGGAGATTCTTCCGTTCAGTGAGGACACGGACTTCCCGTCGTCCCACAAGAAGGAGAGTCAGCTTTTCTACTGGCGAAGCGAAAGTGGTATCTTCTACTACTTCCGTAAGCTGTATATCTACAAGGGAGGAAAAGACTGGTCCTTTAACGGAAGGAATCTCAGGATTTACGATCACGATTTGATCGTGCTTGACTCCATAGCCTCTGAGCATCCTGATTACCTCTTTGGACCGATCTCGCCTGATGATGGTTTTCCGATCATCCACTCTCACTCCCCTCAGTTCGGCCTGATTACCGAACATCAACGCCAATGTTTCTCAGAGTATGACGTTGGGGTGGAGCGTCTGAAGGAGGACATCATCTACCTCAAGCGGACCATGATGGAGCTTGGTGGAACCTTCTACGTGAGGGCTTCTTACTAACCCATTAGGAAGCCCATACACGCCCATTTTCTTTTCGGCTACCCACGTAGCCAAGCCTCAGCGGATGCCCGTCCTGAGGCTTCTCTGGTCTTTCTAGGGCATACTCAATCAAGGAGACTACACACATGCCTTATACAGTCGGAGGTATCTACCACTTCAACGCTTCCGCAGGGGGAATTTCCGATAATGGCTACCCACCTTATCCACCCGGAAACGATGAAGATTTCGCTGGAATGGTAATCTTCAATCGGTCGGAGTTGCAGGGCCACCCGAGCAGTTTGGTCGCAGTGACTCCGGTGGTCATGCGAATTCCTTATGATTCTCAGAATCTTTCCGAGTTGGTGTTGTGGAGGGACTTTGAGTTTGCCACTGGTTATGTCACCAACACCGAATTGATGGATCGTTATCCTCATGTACAACTTCCAGAGACACTCACGTCTTTTATCGCTGAAAACGTGTCAGGGGACAATCTGGGTGAAATGAGCTTTGGGGAATTGTTCTCGAGTGTCGGTCTGTCAGCTTGGTGGGTGGATTCAGAGGTTCAGGCTGATGCGCGCTTTTTTGGAATGGGTGTATCCGCAAGTTCAAAGAACAGACCCAGCCCATTACGGATAAGGCAAATCCCCAAGAGCAAAAGCATGTTCAAAGTCAACAAGAAAGGGGTGTGACATGCCAATTTTCTTATGGAACCCCGATACGGACGATTATACGGATGTCGAGACTCAAGACACTCCCTATGATGATCCTCCGTATGATGATTTCATGGACGAAGAGTATGAAGAAGATGAGGAAGACTTTGATGAAATGACACAAGATGCCAACTTTGTCAGAGCTTTGGATCATCTAATCCAGAGGTTGTTGAAGGAGAGTGTAGAGGCAAGGGAACTGGTGAAGAAAAAGATATTGGAAGACCATTCCTACATTACATATGTAAGGGATATACGTTTTGGACAGGGCTTTACTCTGGTAGAGGCTGAACATACACGACCTGATGGTACTGTTAGAACAGACCTCTTCCATCTGTTCTCTCTATTTACGATTGAAAGTCTTCTCTCTACCTTAGGTAACTACTTAAATATACCTAAGTCTTCTTCTTCTTTTAATGTCAATAAGAACACCTAGAGATACCTTAGGTATATACCTTAGGTATATTTTATATAGGTGCTCTTAAGGAAAAAACAAGAGGCAAGCATGAGAATTTTATATAGAAACTTCAGGAAGAGTGCTCGTCTCTTGGCAAGGGCACTCGGTGTCAACGCCTACCATGTAGACCGTGTTTCCTATCACCGCGCCACCGACTTCAGATATGGCTGCGACAGCGAAGGCTTGAGCAGGATAAACAAAGCTGCTCAAAGGAAGTTTATATCCCAGACCCTTAATCTTCCTGTTCCTTATACTGTTTTGAACGGAGGGGAACGAATCGAAGGGGTTCAACATCAAACACGGTATGTCAGCAGACCTCTGTCTCATTTCGGAGGTTCTAATTTCGTGTTGAGAGACGGACCTTTACATGAGACGGAAGACATTCCAGACGGATGTTATTTCTCCGCCCTGTTCGAGAAGACACGAGAATATCGTATTCTTTTTGTCAAGGGAAAATTCGTTACTCTTTTGACAAAAACACCACGAGAAGGTGTCAAGGCGAGCCCTGAAATTCCGTGGAACCATGCTACAGGTGATTTTCGTTTCGTTACCACGTCTCGCGATACATATGCGGGACGGAGGTTTGAGATAATTGAACGGTTGGAAAAGTGTTTCGATAATACTAACTACTCATGGCCTGATATTGTGGGCTTTGATATCGGCTACAATCCTGAAAACTGGGTGGTGTTCGAGATGAACTTCGCCCCTGCTTTAACCGAAGTCACCCTTCCGAGGGTTGTCTCATTCCTCACGGAGAATCAAGATGGTTAATCGGGCAACTGCACACAATGAAGTGCTGCGCGAATGGTTCAGCGATGCATATACGATGCTTATGTACAGGGTTACGACCCATCTGTTCGAGTTTCATCCGAAGACGGGTGTTGACTCCAGTATGTGGACCGAATACGCAAGGAAGCGTCTTCGCGAAGCAGTTGTCAATCCTTTCGGATTGTTTCTGTCCAATCAATCGGACATCCTCAATCTGCACAACCCGTCTGTGCTTCGGTCTCTGACCGAAAGAATGAGTCTGGAAGATGTGGTGTGGGCCTATTTTGCCAAGTGTGTCCAAACTTACTCCACAAATGGCCTTTCTCTTCTATATGCCCGTCTCGTCCTCCTGAAAAGAAGGATCGAGAGTGGGGACACCACACCTCCGGCTCAGCTTTTGGAAAATCTGACCAGAACCACTGACGTTGCTTCTGAAAACAAGCGTGGTTTCTTCAAACTGATCGTCCACACAGGTAGTTTTCTGCTTCAATTCTCTACGAAAACCTTCTCCACCAAGTATAAGTGGACGGTGGATGAGTCTGGTTTCGAGACCAGCTTCAACTTCTGGTTCGATTATGTGGAGACTGTGGCTCGTCTTGTGGATTTCAGCGCATTCCGCGAGACTCTGGCGACAACAACGACTATTCCGAGGTCGATCCTTTCTGATCAACTTGTTTACTCAGCAGAAAGAGGTCGTCGTCCTGCTCAGATTCACTATGTGTTTTTTCAGAGTGGATCGAATGTTTCCTCCGAGTACGTTGATGCCGAGAGGTATGGGTATCATCATCTGAACATTCAACTCAATGGTGTAAACCAAGAGGTTTTTACGACCTACAACGTGTTGACTCTGTTTGATCGACAGGCGTCAATATCTCCTTTGGTATCTGAACTCAGGTCTCGTCCTCAGCCCCTTTGCCTGTCCGTTTCTATGCTGTCAGGACTGGTACTCCCACTACTCTCGTCATTCTTCATCCCTTTGACGGGAATCAAGTCTGTAGGTGGTACTCTTCTTCTCTTCGAGACCCCAACCAGTATAGTCTCCCTTAACAGGACTACTGACATCGTCCGTGAATTGGGGAGTCATTCTTTTCAGCTTCGGTATACTCTACCGGGACAGACTTCTGATCCCGGTCGCCCTCTGAATTACTCTCACAGGGTGGAACGTTCGCTCAATACGCTGATCACTCCGGTGGCTCTTGATCCATTGCTCGGTGTGGAGCTTGAGGTCTCGACGGATTACACCTACCGTCAGATGATGAAAGACTGGATCGTACCAAAGAGTGACGGCTCGGTGTCTGGGTCGAAGCGGTATCTGATGGAGTTGGTTACTGCTCCGATGGCTTACTCTGTGCAACGGAGGAAGTGGCGGGAATTCTTCAAAGAACATCCTTCCAATGGTTTCTGTCTGAACACCAACACAAATGGACTTCACATCCATCTGGCTCAGAAGAGTTTCCTGAACAACGAGCATTACTCGAACTTCGTTCGGTTCTTTCTGAATCTGGAAAACTACTCGTTCCTCCAGATCATCTCTCACCGCCGTTTCTTCTCTGGTGGTCCGGGTCAGTTCACTGGTGTTCCGGTTTTGTTAACTCAGTTTTGGGAAAGCGAAAAGGCTTTGTTCGAGTACCTCAACAACAAGTATGTCCCTCTCGGGATCAAGGGTGAAACTGTTGAATGTCGTTTGTTCAACGGTTACCCGACTGTTGGTATGCTCCTTCTGGCTCTTGACTTTATGGGAGCTTTGTTCGTCTTCTCTTACGAGAGGAAGTTCTCTCCCAAGGCGGTGACCGTAAAGGAGTTTATCGAGTGGCTTGATACGACTCAGCGTAGCCAGTATCGTGCTCTCAAGGTGTGGTGGCGTGATCTTTCTGAGGGTCTGAAGCCGTTGATTCTGAACGGTCTCATCAGAAACAGTGACTATACCGAAATGGACAGGACACAGTGGGTCTTTGCTCCTTCTGGTGTTATGCTTGCCCGTCCTCCGCTAAACCCTCCCGATCTTTCTTTCGAGAAGTTTGAGAAGATTCAGCCTCCAAAAGCGGTTGCATCTTGCACTCTTGAGGACGTGCCTGATGGAACCATAGTCAGGCGTAACTACTTCACCCGACCCATTTACTTCTCGAAGAAGGACAAGTCTATGATTCGTCCTGCTCGGGCTAAGTGGCCTATCTCCAACCAAGAACGATTCGTCTGATCTCTCCTACAAGCAAAGGAAAACTGCAATGTGTGTTATCATCGCCAAGCCCTCGAACGTGGCGTCCTTCGACAAGGATGACATTGTTTCTGCTTCGAGTGTCAATCCCGATGGATGGGGTGTGTCCTACGTCGAGGAGGGTGTTCTGAAAGTGCATCGTTTCTACGACAAGAGTGGGAACAACGCAAATGAGATCAACGAATGGTTTGAGAAGCTCAAGGACAAGGAGGCTGTTTTCCACCTTCGATTCTCAACAGCGGGTGCCAAGAATGAAGAGAACTGCCACCCTTTTCTGATCCCACTGTCTGACAAGGAACAGATCGCTTTCCACCACAACGGGACTATCTCTGAGACTGGTTCTGACTCAGAGCGGTCGGATACCAAGTGGGTCGCTGATGAAATTATGCCAAAACTATTGGCTGATTTCGTCGATCCTGAAACTGGACTGCTGAATATCAAGGACCCTGCTCTTCACTTTATCCTGACCAAGATCGCTGGTTCTGGTAGCAAGTTCGCCCTGCACTCGAATCTTCAGGGTGTCCTACTCATCAACTCCAAAGCTGGTGACACACGTCATGGATGTTGGGTATCCAATACCTACAGCTTCAATGCCTACCACCGAACGAAATCGACCTACTCTTCGGCTGTGTATGGTGGCTACGAAAAGGGGGTAAGCAAAGGGGCAACAGCCCCTTTTCACGCAAAGACTTCCACGGCAAAGATATCGGAAGTCACCACGAAGAAAGTAGCCAGCACCAGTCATACACAGAGTGGTGGCTCGAAAGGTACGGCACTCACGGTTACTGAACCCCTGAAGCCTGACCAGTTCAACAAGACGATGGAGACGAAGTTGGTCAAAACTATTCCTACTCTCAATCAATACCTACTGAGTCTTTATCCTGCGGTTGACCCGGAAGAGTCTCAGAACTTCGCGGCCTACACCATCGGAAAGGTTGATCTGGATCAGATGAGCAAGCTCGGTATTGACGATCTTGCAGTTATCGCTGATGATCATCCCGAAATCGTTGGTGCGCTGCTCTTCTCTCTGCTTCAGATGGCTCAGGATGCTTACTTCGCTGAGTTTATCTATACCGAAGCGGACTACGAAGGTGAAACTTCTCGTGAACTCGTAAAGAAGGTGGCTTGATATGTACCAAATAGACGCTTGGGAACGTTCGATCCTCATTGACGCTATGGGTATTAAGTTGTTCGGCTGGTCCTCAAGCTGGTCGGAGAACTTCGAGAGGGAGTTGTCTTCCTTCAACAAGAATGTCGAGGAGATGGCAGAGGATAATTACTACACCCCGGACCTCACTGAACTTTACAGTAAGGGTGCCCACTTCATCTGGCTCTGGGGGCCTTATGCCAAAGGTCATCGTCGTCAGTTGAACAAGAACTTCGACGACAAGGCTGTGATGGTTGGTCATGCAGTGCTTCCTATCACCGCGCGCCTCTCCTCCTCGCACATCACTCCCGGAAAATATGCCTTGACAAAGGAGCCCGAATCAAGCAATACTCTTGTATCGGGTGAAATCTGGATGGTGACGCCTGAGGTTGTGACTCAACTCGACTTCAACGAGAGTAACACTATCGTCAAGGAACGGGAGCTACACAACGTCTGGTTCGCAGGGAAAGATTATCCCTGTTGGGTTTATTTCGACAAGAAACCCGGCTTCGAGGTCAATATGGCTCTTGACAAGGCTTTCGTAAGTTCGTACGAGATGTCTCTCAAGAGGGACCCGAAGCGGAAGTTCACTGTGTTTTATACCCGAAAGGAGCTTATTGCGTGAGTGATCGTTTCAAACGTTGCAGTTGTTGCAACTCTACGAATATTCCGGGAGACGAGGGTTATTCCTCGTCTCTCTCTTTTCATGTTGACAAAAAGACGGGAGATACTCTATGTTCTGATTGTGTTGTAGAAATCAACTATGCGATTGCCGACTACGTAGTTGACTACGAGTTCGGTGAAAGTGTTCCAAAAGGACAGATTATTACTTTGAGAAAGGAACAGCATGATCAAACGTAATTTTGAGTTTAAGAACTTGACTATGGAGGGTGCGCAACTCATCAACGATATTGTCGAGATTCTTTCTACCTACGACGGATATCAGGGTGTTCTGCCGATTGATCAGAAGACCATGTATGAGAATCGTGCCTATAACCTTGTTTCAAAACTCGTGGACCACGGTTGGACCTTTGACTACAACATGGCTGTGGACACTCGTCTTTTTACAGGAGTTTGACATTGGACATCATTGAAATCGTGCAGAAGCCCAACGGTAAGTTCACTCTTGTCATCGTAGAAAGTGATGAAGACGGAACGACTCGACGTTCACCCGGTGTGAACACGTATGAAACTCGTGAGGAAGCTGAGGAAGCAAAAGGCTACTGGCTTCAGTGGTTCGGAGAATGAGATGATGTATTCTGTCTATATGTGCGATACCCCTTATCAGGGTACTGTAGGTGAGGGAAGGGCCACCTTCGAGTGGAATCAGCCTGCCGAGTATATGCAGTTTCTTCTCGAATGTATTGACGCTGGAAAGGAATACTACGGAACGGCCTCCCCTTCTGAGTCCTACATGCTTGTTGGTCTGACAGCCGAGGACTTTGATTGAACATGGCCTCACGGCTTTTGAAGTCTCATCAGCCGTGTCCTTGCGGGAAAAGCAGTGATGCCTACTCAGAATATGAGAATGGTGGTCATTGCTTTTCCTGCGGGAAACATTTTGGAGATTATCATATGGAGGATACCGGAGAGTACTCGTTCGAGTACCTTCCTTGGCGTGGCATCACCAAGGAAACGATGGAACGATACAAGGTGCTGACCAAGATCGACTCTGAAGGTAAACCTCTGTCTATCGGATTCCCATATGGGACGGCGGCTTACAAGATCAGAGATATCAATCTCAAGCGATTCTTGTCGAAGGGTCCCATCTCAACTGAGCCTTTGTTCGGTATGTCTGCCTTTAGCGCAGGGAGCTTCCGTGAGATCACTATTACGGAAGGTGAGATGGATGCCATGTCCATGTGGCAAGTCACTGGACGACCTGCTGTGTCCATTCGTGGGGCCTCTTCAGCCAAGAAGGATATCATCGCAAACATCGACTACTTCAACTCGTTCAATCGTATCTACCTTGCGTTGGATAACGATGGTCCGGGTGAAGAAGCTACCAAGGCTATCGCAAGCCTCTTCGACTTCAACAAAATCTACCATGTCAAACTGACCAAGTACAAGGATGCGAGCGATTATGTCCAGAACGGGGCTTCTGAAGAACTTAAGTGGTCTTGGATCAATGCTCGTAGGTTTCTTCCAGCGGAAGTTTACTCGTCATTCGATCAGTTTCGAGACCTCTTGCGGGAGGAGTCTGCTGAAAGTCTCGGTTCCTACCCATTTCCCACCCTGCAAAGTAAGACTTATGGTCTCCGGGCAGGAGAGGTTGTCCTATTCACCGCCCTCGAAGGAATTGGAAAAACCGAAATCATCCGAGCCATCGAGCATCACATCCTTAAATCTACCGATCTCAAAATTGCGGTGATTCATCTTGAGGAGTCCAAGAAACGGACACTTCAGGGGCTAGCCAGTTATGAGTTGGACCGTCCTGTCAAGAAGGCTGTTGTTGTGGATGACCGTCTCCACATATATACTCATTTTGGTTCTGATGATCCAGATGTTATTCTGAGCATCATAAGGTTCCTTGTGAGTTCGTGTGGATGCAAGCTCGTTTTCCTCGATCACATCACCATGCTTGTTACTGGCAGTAAGGACGATGATGAGCGGCGGTCCCTCGACTATCTCTCTACCAAGTTCGAGTGGATGGTTGAGGAACTTGGTTTCTGTCTTGTCCTTGTGTCCCATGAGAATGACGACGGTAAGACTCGTGGTTCTCGTAACATCAGCAAGATCGCTGACCTGTGGATTCAGTTGATCCGTGACAAGGAGGCTGCTACTGAGACAGAACGTAACACGACTACCTTGATGTGTAAGAAGAATCGTTTCGCTTCGCACACTGGTGTCATGGGATATCTTTACTTTGATCCCACAACTTTCAAGGTAACAGAAAAGACTGATGCTGAACTCAACCACATGGTATCTGGAAACACAGTAGAGGACTTACCAACATGACTGACACAACCCAACCCGCCGTTATGGTGGACGGCGTCCGCATCCCGATCGAGGTCGGGCAGGTGTGGGAACTCGCGCCGGGCGAGCGCGCTGAGATCACTGCTATTCGCGCTACGGACGGCATGCCGGTCAAGGCAAAAATGACGGTCGAAGTGCCGCGCGTTTTATCAGCCGACGGTCGGCTTATTGGGAGATGCGACCGTCGCCTTAGCCGCCTCATCTCCCCCGCCGCCATCCAGCAGAACGAACGCAGCCGGTTGCGCGGGCTATTGTGGATCGCATGGCACGAAATGAACGCCATCCGCGCACGCTCCGGTGTTCCGCTTAACTTCGACGGGATGCCTCAAGGCATCAGCGAAGAATACTGGTCAAACATCGTTGACGCTATGCAAATGGAGCTTGGCGAGGACGCACGCCCGTGGCCGTCTGACGACGCTAAAGCGGTATTTGAACGGATGCGCAGATGACCCGCCCGCCAGAGGCAAAGGCCATGCGCGACGCCGCCGCCGAAATCGAGCGGCTGCGGGCCGAACTGAAATGGACGCAGGACGAGCTTGATTTCGCGGCCTGCGAGGTTGAGCATTTCGCCCGTCTTGCCTTTGACGATCTCGGGAAGAACCCACCAGAGGCATGGGTAGATATTGCCGCATCTCTCCGGACCGAACTCGCCACCGCACGGCGGGATGAGCGGGAAAGGTGTGCGGCGATGTGTGAGGAGTTTGCTGATAAAGCAAGGCAAGCATATGACAGAAACGGCAATGCTTATTGGGAAGGGCAAGGTGACGTGGCCGAACAAATTGCGTTGACCCTACGCAAGATGGGAGACAAAACTGATGATCATTCCAACTGAACTAAGAGACAAACTCTTCGCTCGACGAACAAAGGGTATCTCTTTTGTAGAGACCCTTCTCCAACTGTTCTCCCTGATCGAGTCCAAGGCACTTGACAAACTTGTTTTGGACGGTACACTATCTACAGAGGAACGGGATGAGTTAATCAGCACTGCCCGTTCTGCTCGTCGTACATATAACTACCTACTCAAACTACGTGAAGCAAATGAAGACAACATGGACCGTCTTCTCAACTTCTGAGGTAAGTTATGAAATACCTACTCATCATCTTCAGCCTGATCTTCGGAGTAACATCAGCCAACAGCCACGATTGGTATCCATTGGAGTGTTGTTCGGAAAAGGACTGTGCTCCGATCCCGGATTCAGATGTAGAGTTGACGAACACCGGGTATCGAATCAAGTCCACCGGGGAACATATCCCCTATAAAGCCGCTAGGATGGCTCCTGACGGGCAATACCACGTCTGCCGGTATACACCTAGCTCTCCAATTATCAAGCCTATGGAGCGTCCTCTGTGCTTCTGGGCACCTATGACGGGAATGTAACATCATGATCAAGATTCTTGCAACTCTGTTCTTCATGTTGTCAACTGCGGTAGCAGTGGCAAATGAGACGGCTGGCGACAAGTGTATGTCTATGGAGACTGTGAACAACATGATCTCGGTCAATGTTCCGGGCTCTCAGTGGAAGGAGTTCAAAGACCCTGATGTAATTAAGAGGGCTGCCCGGCTTTACAAGTCTATGCCTCCTGAGACCACTGAGGAGGTTCTTGTTGATACAGTTCGTCTTTATCTTGCACCTTCTGGTGAGATGTTGATTGTTCTGTCCTACAAGGGAATTACTTGCCATCGCCTTGCCACGCCTGCTACTGTGACTCAGGGTATTCTTAACATGCTCTTGGGCACTTCCATCTAAGGAGTCCGTTATGAAAGTTGTCATTGACATTGAGACAGATGCCCTTGACAACCCTCAAAATATATGGACAATAGTGGTAAGGGAGGTAGACAACCCTGACAACGTTCACATCTTCTCTCCGCGAAACCTAGATGATTTTGCGGAGTTCGCGGCTGGTGTTACGCTTTGGATTGGACATAACATCCTCAGTTTTGATCTCCCTGTTCTGGTTACCTTTTTCCCTGATGTGGACTGGGATTATCGCCGTTGCGTTGATACTCTCGTCATTTCGAGACTGATCAACTACAAAATCGACGGTGGTCACTCTCTTAACGCTTGGGGTGAGCGCTTAGGTTATCCTAAAGATAACTTCAGTGATTTCTCTAGGTGGTCTAAGGAACTGGAAGCTAGGTGTGTTATTGATACTAGTATTACTCTTAAGCTCTATAAGAAGCTAGAAAGGTATGTGTATTCTCCCAAGTGGAAAGATGCTCTTCGCATCGAGCATGACATGCAATGGGTCTGCAAACAGATGGGAGACACTGGCTTTCACTTCGATATTATGAAGGCTAACGAGCTAATCTTTGATATCAAGAGACAGCTAGAGGAACTGGACAAAGGTATCTTTGAGGATTTCAAACCTAAGGTTGTTCCTGTTAAGGAGATCACCCCTAAGGCTACCAAGTTTGGGACACTAAACAGAAGTGATTTTCGTTTTCTTGGAGAGAATCCTGACCTGACACCCTACTCACCGGGCGCTGCGTTTACTCGCATCGAGTACGAAGCGTTCAATCCCAACTCGGTCAAACAGATTGTTGAAAGGCTGAACGCTGCTGGATGGAAACCTACAAGCAAAACCAAGGGTCACCTTCTTGCAGAACGAGACAAAGACCACGAGAAGCTTGAGCACTTCAAAATCTACGGATGGAAGATTGATGAGGAGAACCTCAACACACTTCCTGAAGATGCTCCTGCCAGTGCCCACAACCTAGCGAAACGCCTTATGCTGGCTTCTCGCTTGTCAGACTTGGAGGAATGGGTTGGATCGTACAACGAAAGAACTGGACGCATACACGGCGTGTTCAATCCTATTGGGAGTTGGACTCACCGCATGTCTCATCAGCGCCCGAACATGGCAAACATTCCTACTGGATCATCTCTTTATGCCAAGGAAATGCGATCCCTCTGGGACTCAGAAGGATACTTGATCGGTGTTGATGCTGAAGGAATCCAGCTACGCATCTTAGCTCACTACATCAACGACCCGGAGTTTACACATGCCATCGTCAGTGGAGACAAGACTACTGGTACAGACGTTCACACCCTCAACCAACGAGCCCTTGGACCAGTTTGTAGAACTCGTGACGACGCTAAGACATTTATCTATGCATGGCTCCTTGGGGCACGACTACGCAAGATCAGTGATATTCTCCGATGCTCCTTGGAGGACGCCGGAACAGCAGAACGACAGTTCCTTGAACGAATCCCCGGACTCAAAACCCTTAAAGAAGAACAAATCCCTCTGGATGCTAAGAGAGGATATTTCCAAGGGTTAGATGGTCGGTTTGTCAAGTGTGACTCTGCTCACTTGATGTTGGCTGGATACCTACAGAATGGCGAAGTGATCGTCATGAAGCGTGCCACTATGTTGTGGATGAAAGAGTTGAACAAACTAGGTATTGATTACCGTCTTGTTAATTTTGTTCACGATGAGTGGCAGACTGAAACAAATGAGTCTTTTGAAACTGCAAAGATGATTGCTGAGGTTCAGGCCAAGGCTATTACCCAAGCGGGTCTTGATCTTGAAGTTCGTTGTCCTCTTGCCGGATCGTTCCTTGATGGGAAAGGTGAGTATACTATTGGCAAGAACTGGTATGAGACTCACTAACTAGTGAGGTTTGAATGAAGAAGTTTCTATTTCAAGTTGACTTTGCTATTGCTGAAACAGGTCTCGTAGAGATCGAAGCTAACAGCGAAGAGGAAGCTCGTACTCAACTTCTGGCATTTGCTGAACAGGAGCAGTTCCAGATGTTTGAGATTCGAGGAGTGCAGGAGATGACAAACGTCACTCCATTTATCCCTAACGACAACGGAGTTATTCACTAATGGCAACGAAGATGTGGATTGTTGGTACTGCTAACTGGGCCAAGGTTCGCAAGCCCGATGGCAAGTACAAGAAGTGGTCCATCTGTGTTCACGACATCAGCAAGGAGGATATGGCTAAGCTCAAGGAAGCCAAGCTGATGATCAAGCCCCGTCTCGATGACGACCAGAAGGTTTACTACCAGTTCGGTCGGTCTACCGAGGCCACCTTCAAGGGTGAGACTGTTGCTCTTGATCCGCCTGAGGTTACCTTTGCTGACGATATCGAGGACGTTGACAACAAGACGCTCATCGGTAACGGATCGAAGGTTGCTGTGTTGATCTCTTACTATGACACCCGTATGGGTCGAGGCCACCGTCTTGAGCGAGTCCATGTCTATGACCTTGTTCGTTACGAGTTGGATGATGGTGAGGGAGATGAGCCGCCTGCTATTGACGGTGATGAAACTCCTGCACCGAAGAAGGCAAAGGCTACCCGTAAGCACGCTGACCTTGACGACGAAATCCCCTTCTGAAGGAAACTGCAATGCCCTCTATAGATACCTTGGTTGACGATATCGGTAAGGTGCTTTCGAGTGACGGTCTCTCAGGTTCCCTTCAACACCTAGAGACTTTCACCGAGGGTATGTCTGATATCTATCGCAGGCGGGTTGTTGAGGAACAACACGTCAACAATGTAGTCCGCATGTCCAACCTTGGTGCGAACTGTGAACGGAAACTTTGGTATACGGTAAACGTGCCTGAGGAGGGGGAGAAGTTTTCCCCCTCCGTTTCCCTCAAGTTCATGTTTGGGGATGTGGTTGAAAACATCATCCTCTCGCTCGCCAAGGAAGCTGGTCATGAAATCATTGATCAACAGATGGAGCTTAGGATTGACACTCCACTCGGCCCTGTTGTCGGACACATTGATGTTATTATTGACGGCTGCCTTGTGGATGTTAAAAGTGCTTCCACCTACTCTTACAACAAGTTCATGAACGGAACTTTGGAAGAGAACGATCCTTTCAACTACATCGAACAGACCAGTACGTATCTCTACGCACTGTCTGAGATGAACCACCCTGCCTTGGTGGATCGAGATAACGTGTACTTTCTTGTCGTTGATAAAACGCTCGGTCACTTTGGTCTTGCTCGTTACCCTGCACGCAAACGAGATTACCGTAGGTTTGCTACGGATCGTCTCGCTATGACAAAGAGCCAGACGCCTCCTGCTCGTGGCTTTGCTGACGTAGAGGCTGGCAAGTCTGGTAATCGTAAGCTTGGGACTGAGTGTTCTTACTGTAATTTCAAGAAAGTGTGTTGGCCTAGCATCAGGGCGTTTGCTTATGCTGGTAAGGTTGAGTTCCTTACTACGGTAGCAAACGAGCCCAAAGTACCGGAGGTTGATTTGAATGGCGAAGGAGCCGGGACGGACTAACTTAGAAAGACAGATGTGGAAGGCTTGTCTTGGCTTGAAAAAGCGGAAGGACAAGTTGGAGTATGAAACAGAGAAGATTCCTTACACTGTAACACACAAGGGTAACTACATTCCTGATTTCTGTGTAGAGCTTTCTAGTGGAAAGAAGTTCTACATTGAGGTAAAGGGATACCTTAGACCAACTGACATGAAGAAGATGTTGGCGTGTAAGGTTGACAATCCCGGTATTGATATCCGCCTCGTCTTTCAGACGAATAACAAACTCAATGCTCGGAGCAAAGTCCGATATGTAGATTGGGCAGAGAAGTACGGCTTTCCTTGTGCCGTAGGACACATACCTAAGGAGTGGTTTGATGAGACGGCACCTTGTAATTCCTGATGCTCACGCGCATCCTGACTTCAGTAATGAACGAGCCGATTGGTTGGCTCAGTTGATTATTGAAAGCCAGCCTGACGTGGTCATCGACATGGGAGATTCGGCAGACATGCCATCCCTTGCGAGCTACGATAAGGGTAAGCGATCCTTTCACGGTAAGACTTATGCACGAGATGTAAATGCGTATCTTGACTTTCAGGATCGTGTGTGGGCTCCTGTAAAAGCCCGGAAGAAGAAACTCCCCCGGCGTATCCGTCTGATTGGTAACCACGAACAGCGGATTGAACGTGCGCTCGATATGTCCCACGAACTTGTGGGCACTATCGGAATCAAAGACCTCTTACTCGATGACTACTACGATGAGG